CAGGAGCAGCTAAGAAATATGTAGCACAAGCTATCGATTGGTTAGACAGGTACGAACAAGTGGTCTTCTGTTTTGATATGGATGATGTCGGAAGGAAGGGAGCAGCAGAATGTGCAGCACTCTTAACACCCGGCAAAGCACACATCGCAGAGCTACCACTTAAAGACCCATCTGATATGCTAGTAGCGGGGAGGGCGAAGGAGTTAGTCAGTTGCTTGTTCGATGCAAGAGAGTACAGACCAGACGGTATCGTAAACGGTAAGGAACTGTGGGATGTCATCGCTGACAGAGAACACAGTAAGTCTATACCTTATCCGTATGCTGGATTGAATGAGCTGACACTAGGACTGAGACAAGGAGAACTTGTTACGGTGTGTGCAGGTAGTGGTATAGGTAAGTCGTTATTCTGTAGAGAGATCGCTCACCACATCCTCGGACTGAAAGAGAAGGTAGGATACATAGCTCTTGAAGAATCAGTCAGGCGTACCGCCTTGGGTATCATGGGTATCCACATCAACAAACCTATCCACCTTGAGGAAGACGATACAAGTGAGGAGGTACTGCGACCAGCGTTTGAAGAGACGGTAGGTAACGGAAACTTCTACACTTACGATCACTTCGGTAGTATGGATAGCGACAACTTACTAGGTAAGATAAAGTACTTAGTAAAAGGTTACGATTGTAAGTGGATCTTCTTGGATCACCTATCGATTGTTGTTAGTGGTATCCAAGGAGATGACGAGCGACGATTGATCGACAACACCATGACTAAACTTAGAAGTCTTGTTGAAGAGACAGGATGTGGTATGGTACTTGTGTCCCACTTGAAGCGTGTCGATAGTGGACACGAAGAAGGAGGACGAGTAAGTCTGCACCACCTAAGAGGATCACAAGCAATCGCACAGCTGTCGGACATGGTGATCGGCTTAGAAAGAAACCAACAAAGCGAAACAATAAGTAACGAAACACGAGTCCGAGTACTGAAGAATAGATTCAGCGGACAGACAGGACACTGTGACACACTCTACTATAGTGGAGACACTGGACGATACACTCCTGATGTGTTCAAACCTAGTAGCAATGAAGAAGAAGAAACTAACAGTCAGCCGTTCTAATAAGTGGAAAGCTGAGTTCATTGATATGTGTATAGACGCAGCTAAGAACGCAGACCCTAAGAATAGATTACATAACAACGATTGGGTAGAGGCTTTGAAGAAGCTAGTGCCTTATCAAAAACTAATAAAACAAAATAACATACAAGATAAACCAGAGAGGAATTAATACATGAAAACCAAAATTACAAAGGAACAATTCTTTACTTTAAGCGGTGCAGCTGAATACCTACAAGTAATAAGTACTTGGAATCAAGACTCAGAGAGCTACCCCACTATAGATTATGAATTGTTGCAAGATACTGCCAGCGATTTGAGAAGTTTAGTTTATGCTTTATATCCAGAAGACGATAAGTCACCTGATAGACAGCAGATTATATTAGATAAATTACAAAAACTTTTTGATCGTTGCGTACAGATGAAGGAGTCTTATGAGAATAATATAGACATACCTGAATGTCAGTTTGATTGGTTGAAAAACTATAAGAACTGGCAGCGGTATTTTGAGATAGCTGATTCTGAAGGGTATGATCATGGTTATAAGATAGCACCAAAACCCCCGTTCTCTTGGGAGTCTGTTGTAGTTGGAGGCGATACCGAACTATGACCCGCACACTATTCTTTGATATAGAGACCAACGCTATTAACGATTGGTCCACCTACTCTGACCTCCACACTGTACACTGTCTATCTATCTACGATCCTATGATCCCTAAGATGCTGACGTTTCACGGGGAAAGTATAGAGCGTGGATTGTTAGAGCTACAGAAAGCAGAGCGTATCGTCGGACATAACGTCATCGACTTCGATATACCAGCGTTGAAGAAGCTGTACGGATTCTCACCACCACTGATTAAAGTATTAGATACATTAGTAGTTAGTCGCTGTGTGTTTCCTGACCTACGGAACGACGACTTCGGACGGAACGGATTCGATAAAGCACTCGTTGGTAGTCACTCGTTGAAAGCGTGGGGACACCGGATGGGTAGCACAACGAAGCTGACTTACGGAGAGGAAGACGGAGCGTTCGATGAGTACAACGATGAGATGCGTAAGTACTGTGAGCGTGATGTTATCGTTACTCAACTACTCTACGACTTTCTATTCAAACATATGCCAAGCAAAGAGATGATAGCGATTGAGCATTGGTTCAAGTTTATAATCTCTATGCAAGAGCGACACGGGTTTAAGTTTGATCTGGATAAAGCAGACGTACTTACTGCCAAGCTGATGGGTATCCGAGCGAAGCTGACCACTGACTTACAGAACGCTTGGAAACCTACAAAGGTAGAGATGAAGAGTCCAGCTGGTTGGACATTGACAACAGACCAAGCAACGTACGAAGGTAAGACAAAGAACGACATCAAGCTACAACTAAAGGAAGCTGGTGAAGTACAAGCACTCGTTAAGAATGCTGTGAAGACGGGCAACGCCGTGAAAGAGATACCGTTCAACCCGGGTAGTCGTAAGCAGATCGCTGAACGATTGATGGGTCTTGGATATGAACTGCCTACTGAGAACGACGGAGTAAGCTATAAGGTAGATGAATCTGTACTAAGGGGTATCGACCACCCTATAGCAGAGGATTTGTTATCGTATCTACTCGTACAGAAAAGACTTGGACAGTTAGCAGAGGGACAACAAGCGTGGCTTAAGCTACAAAAGAACGGAGTGATCCACGGTAGCGTCAACACCAACGGAGCAGTTACTGGCAGATGTACACACAGCAATCCTAATGTAGCACAAGTGCCAAGTGTACGAGCTGACTACGGAACGGAGTGTCGTGAGTTATTTACAGTGCGTAACGGATACAAGTTAGTAGGGTGTGATGCATCTGGACTTGAGCTTCGTATGCTTGCCCACTACATGGCGTTCTACGACGGTGGACAATACGCTAAGATCGTAACGGAAGGAGATGTACACACCGTCAATCAACAGGCAGCAGGACTGGAGACACGAGACCAAGCCAAGACATTCATCTATGCTTTGTTATACGGAGCAGGTGACGAGAAGATAGGAAACATAGCAGGTGGTAACGCACAGCTCGGACAGAAACTAAAGCGTAAGTTCTTCAGCAGTCTACCAGCACTCGCTCGTTTACAAGCTGATGTACAACGAAAAGTAAAACACGGCGGAGAACTGAAGGGTCTTGACGGACGCATCCTTCCGATACGAAGCAGTCACGCAGCTTTGAATATGTTATTACAATCAGCAGGTGCAGTCGTTATGAAGGTAGCACTTGTCCAACTGTTCCATAAGATCAACCAATTAAGATGGCAGCACGGTAGAGAGTACGCCTTTGTTGCTAATATCCACGACGAGTTCCAAGCAGAAGTACTACCCGATAAAGCAGAAGCCTTCGGACATCTAGCCGTTGAATCTATTACACACGCAGGTAAACAACTACGGATGAATGTACGATTGGACGGTGAGTTTAAGATCGGTAACAACTGGGCGGAGACACACTAACCATGACAGAAATAGAATATGATATGTACACTACCCTTGCTACTGTCTATGATACCCAAGATTTAACTATGCCATCTTCATCAGCACAAAGAATAGGAGCGATAGCAGAGACACGATTTATTACTGAATGTTTACAACGTGACTTTGAACCACACACTCCTACAACTCCAATGCCTTGGGATTATATCGTACACTGCCCAGCAGGTGACCTAAAGGTACAGATAAAAAGTACATCTGTGAAAGACCGAGCAGCTTACGCAGTTAACACAGGTAGTGGATGTACACAGAAGGAACACATACCAGACAGCGTGGACATCGTAGGTATCTACATCTCTCCGCTCGATCAGTGGTGGATGATTCCTCAATCTGTTATAACTAGCAAGACATTGAAACTGTACCCTGACACACCGAGTAAATCTAAATATAAAAAATACCAAAACAATTGGAGTGCCTATTATGAGTAATAAAACCAAAACAACATTACTGATCGACGCAGATGTATTAGCGTTTGAAGCGTCAGTCGTAGCAGAAGAATCAATACACTGGAAGGACGAACTGTGGACGGTACACGCAGACATGGCATTAGCTAAAGCTCGTGTTATCAACCGCATCCAAGAGTTCAGAGAGAACTTAAAGACTGAGAATGTAGTGCTGTGCTTGTCTGACCGTGCGAACTTCCGTCGTAAATTAAACCCAGACTACAAAGCAAACCGTGCTAAGTCCCGCTTGCCTATCATCTTACGACAAGTAAAGCAGTGGATCATCGACGAGTTAGGCGGTGTGTTGTGGGCGAACCTAGAAGCGGATGATGTTATATCTATATTAGCTACCGATAAAGCGATGGATGAAGAGACTATCGTGGTTAGTATAGACAAAGACTTCAAGAGTGTACCCGGTATCTTCTTTGATTATAACCGTGGGGAGTACCACCATCCAAGTGAAGAAGAGGCGGACAACTATCACTTGATACAAACTATAGCGGGAGATCACACGGATGGATACAGCGGGGTGCCCGGCGTGGGTGTGGTGAAAGCACAGCGGATGCTGGAAGGATGTGGATATACGTGGGACACTGTTGTCGGAGCGTACGAAGATAAAGGAATGACTGAACAAGACG